GCCCTGATCGAGTCTTGGCATCGTAGGCCGCGCTGTGAGTGGTCAGAATAATGCGCTCCTTGCCGCCGATGCCTTTACTGCGTCCTGATTCAGATTCAACCGTCTTTGTCTTGAACTTGAAGAACCAAAGCTCATCAGCCCATTCTTTCAGCAACGGCGCGCTCTGTTTGGTGAGCTTTAGCTCATAGCGATCGTAAGCCGACAGCATATCTGGCGGCTCAACTCGCTGCACTTTGCTGTGCGCGATGAAAACCACATTCTTGCCACCGGCCACGATCTGATCGGCGATCGTGAGAAGCCGAGCAAACTTTTCGGCCAGCATCACGAAGCCCTTTCCATAGCCGTAATCCTCGACACTCTTCTTCTTATCCTGCGCCAGCATGCCTTCAAGCACCAGCCGCTCGGCCCAGTCTGCTGAATCGATGATTACCGACTGGTAATCTGTCGTTTGGCATTCGCGAATGGCGGATTCAAGTTCTGCTAGGGTTGCGATCTCCACGCGATCCGTATCAAGATGAGCCGTGCCGCCCTCGACATCGAGAAACAAGGGTTTTGGGAATTGTGCGGCGAATGTGGATTTGCCCACCGACTCGACGCCGTAGATTACAACGCGCTGGGCGCGTTGTTGTTTGCCTTTTGTTATTTTCATTTCTTTTTTTCTTTCTGGTTTCGCCTTATTTATTCGGCAATGCCAACGGCGTATCGGCAAAGCTACTCTCCCGCACAATGCGGAAAAAATCCTTGGCAGGCAGAACCGCCAGCCATTCGTGATCGTTGCGGCGGTGAAGCACCACCGGCAGTTTCTCGCCGCAGTCCCGTTGTGCCTGGCTAATCCAGTCGTAAGGGTTCCCGCGCTCGGTGCGCTTTACTTCAAAATGCAGCCCACTCAAACTCTCGCAAACTACATCCGGTGAGTCTGTGCCGCCAGCAAACTGCTGGCCCCGGCGAGCAGGGAAGCCTTCGTCTGTTAGGAAGGCGGCGGCTTCGCGCTCGCCTCGTTTGCCTTTTTGGTTGCTATTCATAGGATGGGCCGCAAAGCGGGCATTGGTTAAAATCAGGCCCGATCCTCGGCGCTCCCAGATATAGCAGGAATACGGCCCAAGATACGGCAAATGTTATAACAGCCATCACTAGCCATTCGATTCTAGTGGGTGGTTTCATTTTAAGCATCTGGTTCTGATGCGGCAGGCTGGGACTCCTACAATATCGCAGACAACATCGAAGGCAGTCGAGCGAATGAATGTCAGCGCCTCGGCTTTGTTTAGCGCCTGCTCGTTCTGGTTTGAAACGGTTTGAAGTTTGCGCTCGTCCGTCAGGTCTTCAATGGTAACCATTAGAATTCCAATCATGACTCGCCGCAGATAGTCGAGTTCGAGCTTTTCAGCGGGCGTCATTGCGGCGTTCCCGGTTGAACCACCAACGGCGGATTGCGTCGGCTTTGCTCTCGGCCTTCTGTGTGCCGATAATGTATCCAGCGGCGAACATTACGACGCCAGCGACTGAGTAGGTGAGAAGGAATTCGATAGGGCTCATAGGTAGCACTCCCGTGTCATGGTGCGGAGTTTGCGAAGAAGGGCGACGGCCTCGCGGCAAGATTCGCGGTGATGCGGGCCGACATTGCGTAGTTTCCATGTCATGCACACGCGGTGGATAACTGCCAGTCGCAGTTCTAGGAGATCGGAGAAGTTTAGTTTCATGTTTTGGTTTCTATTTGGCGGCGCAGGGATCGAACCTGCGCCTTGGGGTTGTTAGGCTGTAACTACAGCGTCAGGCGAAACCATTTGAGGAGCGCAAAAATTAACAAATCCATTTCCGCTTGGATTTTTTTTGCGAGTGGAAATCATAACATGCCCTTCGGGAGCAGATGCAAAAAAATCTTTAGTCGATTCGTCGCGCCCATGAATTGCAGTAATCAGGTTGCCGTTTAGTTTCCAGTCGGCTTTCCAGAAAAGCGGAGTTGTGTTGATTTCGTGGATGGTGCTTTCGATTTTCATTTTGTGTTTCTATTTAGGTTTCTATTTCTGTTTCGCTCACGGTTCCCCGCTTGCTTGGTGAAGAAATTAGAATCCCCTGCGCAGATGTAAATAAAAAAGTGAAAAAAATATTTTCACCCCATCAAACAATTTTTCTTTACACCAGCGGCAAGTCCGCGGAACCGCATGAATGCTAGGCCTGCGGGCGATAAATGTTGATTTCTCTAATGATTTTTCCTGTCATTGCGCGGATTTTTTTTACCTCGATTTTGCCCGCTTCAGCCATCCGCGCCATTTGACTTTTGGCTGCGTTCATTGCTATGCCGCTTTTTTTGGCGATGCCTTCCGCCGTCATCCATCCATCGGATAGGTAGGCATCGAGATCATCGACGGCCATGCTATCAAAAACTTTCGCCCACGCACTCGTCAGAGCGGCAGAATCCACGGCTGATCCTTTTTTCTTTCGCATAAATTTACTGTGATACCTTTGTCGGTGTAATGCCCGTAGGCGAATCCTTGGCTCCAGGCTAGAGTTGCCCTGCGGGTGTCAGCATAAGGCATATCAAAGCGCGCCAGCATCCCGACGCAATACCCTGATGGCCCGGCGATCGTGCGAGCGCGCTCCCAGCCCACGCGGTGAAGGTGCGCCATCACGCATTGGCCGTAGGTTTCTGCATGGTCGCGGATAGCTTGGACATTATACATGTAACCATGGAGGAATTTCGTTTTGCCCAGTTCGATAAAGTTGCGAATGCCGTAAGGCGTGAGTTTAGCTTTAAGCTTCTGCGCCGTTTCCTCGATGCGTTGGATCGTTAGGCTGGAGGCATGGGCGACGAGCGCGTTAGGCGATGCTGCGAGCTTCCAGAGCCGCGCCTCGTGATTGCCACACAGGATGAAGTTTGGCTTGAGTTCGTGAAGAAATTCTATGCCCTCCGAGAGATCGCCGCTAATGTTGGCGGCGTGATCGCTGTCGTTCGTGTCGCGGATCGCCCCGCTGCGAAATGCGGCGAGATCAAGGAAGTCGCCAAGGTGGATCGTTGTGTCGGGTTTCCAGCGCGCCTTAAACTCCAGCACGGCCTTGCGCGCTTCGGGATCGATCTGGTCGCCGTGGCTGCAGCCCACAGCCATCCATTTTTTCCATTTTGTTGCAGGTGTCATTTGGATAATTCGTCGGGGCCGAAATCGTCTTTTGAAAACATCGGTTTGCCGTCATCGTCGAGATGCGGGTAGTGCTTTAAGCACCGATATGCGCGCTCCTTTAGCTCGCTGACTTTCTTCGGGCGGGTGTCGGGAAATAAAAGATCGCGCAAGAATGCCTGCGTCTTTTTCAGCGCCCAATATTGTTCGAGCCTCAGGCTCATGCTTCAGCCTCCTCTTCGTCTTCGTCCTCTTCTTCCGGCCACAGGATTTCGTCGGCATCGCGAGCGAGCGATTGCAGCGCATACTCGTTGCCAAATTTGATTTCCATGTGCGAAGTCACGCCGCTTTCTTCCCAAGAAACAATCGCCAGCCCACAATCAAAATTCTCCGCCAGCATCGCTCGCACCTGCTCAAGGACATCGCTGCGATCTTTTGGCGGCTTTTTCATTTGATGATTCGGGCCATGATCATTCGCATCGCATCGAGTGCTTGCAGTGAACAATCGTTTTTTCTCCCCGGTGCGACATCAGCGTGACGAATGATATTTTTCACAGGAATTTCAAACTCGGCCATGATCGGCTCTAGGTATTCAGCGGCACTCATCAGGGCGTCTTCGCTTGGCGGGTTCGTGTAGGTGTCGCCTTCAAAGGCCAGGCCGACACAGAAATCATTGCAGTTCTTGCGGCCCTTCCATTCTGAGGTGCCTGCGTGCCATGTTCGCATCGTCGGCTCTGCCAGCGCGGTGCGCTTGCCGACATTGGAAACGATGCAATGATACGAGATGCGACTGGCGGGATTCATGCACCAAGCTACACTCCCCGCATACACTCCACTTGTGTGGTGTAGAAGAATGTGAGTGGGTAGGATTTTCTTGCGCGCCGTAATGTTTGGCGTGTGCTTGCGCGTCTCCTTGTAGAGTGGCCTTGTTGGCCTCACGAGCGTGTCGTATTCGCGCTGAAGATCGGCGAGCGTGGTTGGTTGCGGCGTCTCGACTGGCGGGGTAATTCGCGGAGCAAACAACCTGCGCAGGAGTTCAAGAATCATTTGCTCGATGTCGGCCTTGGCAACTCGTAGGAGAAGGTGCCGTAATCCGTCGAGAAGCCCACGCGCAGCGTCTCGCACCCGCACAGGGCCAACAGGCAGGCGCTCATTAAAAACGCGATTGCGAGCATCGTCGCGAGCTTGGCGGGCGGGATCATTTCTTTGAGTTACGCAGAAGGTTGATTATTCCCACCGCACCGATCGCGGTTGCCACGATCTGGTTGGCAAGTTGCGGCTCCAGAACTATTCCAAAGCTGCCTGCGATTAAGATTATCCCGCGCCAAGTCGAACTCTGCCCGAGATAGTTAAGTGCTGTATCAATCAATTTCATTCTTTTGGCCTTTCAGTTTTCGCGACATGTAAATCGCCGTGCAGACTGCGGCGGCGAGTCCAAAGCAGGCGGTCGCGAACTGCACGCCTGCCGTGAGATGGGGAAGAAGGGACAAGAAAAGCGATGCGCTCGATGTGGCGGTTCCTACGAAGCCGACGAAGATAGGATGGTCGTTCATTTTACTTTCTCCACACGAACCCAAGAACCAGTCAAAATTTCATTGGCTCCGGTAATTGTATTTGTTTCTTTTGCAAACAAAAATGAAACCTCTCCCGATGTTAATCCGGTTTTAATATATGCGATTTGACTTGAGAATGCATTATCATTTGCTATTGATGCGAATACGCTCTCAAATGTCAGCGGATTATTGGTTGGAGAATAAGTCGCGCTGTTCTCATCACATATTGTCCATCTTCCGTAAATACTTGATCCAGTGGGAGCTGTAATTTTCCCATCAAATGGATCACCCATAGAAAACAAATCAAGTCCCCACTCCGCCAAATACTCCGAATTCGCCTGCGCCGTCCAATTAAGTCCGGTGATGGCAACGAGCGATGTCGTGGCATTTGTGGCCGCAGCGGTGAGCGCTTGAAAAATGTAGGAAGGATATCCAACTGTCGGCGAAAACGCATTCGCATTGATCAGCTCCTCCGCAACCGAACAAGATTGCAGGATCACAGTCGAACGGGTTCCGCTCTCTGTCAGCTCAAGCTCAAGATCGAGATCAACAGCGGCACTGTTGCCAAGAAGATCACGCAGGGCGAAGGTGGCGAAATTTACATCGGCGGTTTTGCCGGGTTTGGCGGTGGTGCCGTTCTCAACCGTGAGTTGCGGTTGATTCATGTAGCCTTTTGCGCCTGAGAAGGTGATATCGAAATACTCGCCAAGGATGCCCGTCACGACTACGCCACCAGAGCCGATCGAGTCGAGTGCTTGCAATGCTACCTGCACATCTGCCTCGCTGGCTGTTGCTGAGATCGGCGCGGTTTGGCGGGCGGTTGTTGTGATCGTTCCTGATGTTGTTATAACCGTTGCCGATCCCGTGATGAGAGTGCCGCCAGCGGTTGCTGCAACGGTGAACTGCGCTACCTCTGGAATCGTCTTGACGAAATATGTTGTGCCACGAGTGTAGCCGGTGATCGTGGTATCGAATCCGGT